AGCCACATATGCACAGCTGCAATTCCTATTGCTTGTAACCTTCACTCACTACATTATTAATTTCCAACCATAGAAATTAAGTCACTTTCAATTTTATTTGTCGCTGTGCGCACAGTTTTTGATGGTTTTATGCTGTATAGTGATGTTTTAGCAACTTCAAATGTAGTACCACCACATAATTGACCAATACACGTTTTCCATCCTGGATGTACGAAAGCCATATCTCCATCATCATAAGAGAATTGTCTACCATGTTTTTTATCCGACTTAATTTTTCTATCTAATCTTTCTGCATGAGACATCAACTGAGAATGAAGAACAAGCCTCCAATGCCGTTTACCATGAGATATTGCTGCAAATTTATTAAAATTATATCTAATATAAGCTGCAAATGCAGTTTGATTACGATCTGGAATATCAGTTTTTGTGTTAATTGTAATTTTATATTCATCAGCCATTAATGGAAGTAATTTATGATTGGAATAATCTAATTTTGTAATCGTAAAATATGAATCCTGATATACAATATCATTACTCTCTGTCAATGGAGTAGTTTCAGTTTCATTTACTAAATTGCATGCAATCATAACTGCTTTTACTCTTAATTTCACATTTGCATTCAAAATATCATTAACATCTTTTATTCTGCAAAGCAAATTTTCAAGATGCCTAACTTGCACTACTGTTTTAACTATGTCAAATTGAAATTTTTCAGTTGGCATAGACACCATATTCAATGTATCTGCTAACAGATTAACTAATTCGGTATATTGATCTGATTCATAGTCTAAGCCATATCTTTCATTTGTTTTAAATCTATTTCTAAACTCCGGTGGTGGTGCAACACCATATAGTATAGTATCATAATAATTACTCCTCTGATCTTTTTCCACTTTAGCACACAACATGGTTTGTACTGCTTTTTTATTAATTGGATACCATACTACTTTATCTTCAGTCAGTGAGAAGGAAACGAAACAGGCTAGCTCGGCCATGGCACCAGTGATCAGCTGGGACCGACGTGCAATTTAAAAGCC